TAAAAACTCTTTCTTCATTCTTACATTCTCTAGTAAGAAATACTTTGGCTTGATCGCTTTGAGTAAGCGTATGAACTCAAAGAACAATGCTGATCTTGGATCGTCAAATGCCAACTGCTTACCTGCAAAACTAAACCCTTGACATGGACTACCTGCGAGCATCAAGTCTACATCTTGATAGTCTTTAGGATCTAAATTACATATATCGCCAACCTGTTCTATATCTGGGTAGTTTGCTGCACTGACTTGCATAGCATACTTATCTATTTCACTTGCGTAATACTTCTCTACAGGTATGCCAAGCTGATCAAGGGCGATACGCCCACAACTCATGCCGTCAAATAAACTTAATACTTTCATTCTTTCTCCTTGTAATAAACTCTTACCATATACTTTCTCACAACTGCTACCAAAGTAAACACTGATACTTGTACTACAGATGTAGCTACAAGACTAACCTCAAGATAGCTACACAACCTAAGCAAACCATAGCTGATCGGAAACGACATAAGCAATCCAATACCAACATCATTCAATGCTTCTTCCATGGAGTCTTTGTCAATCTTCACAATATTTCTTTTGTATCTATTAAGTTATCATTAATTTCATCATGAAAAGGCTCACAAGACTCGCCACAACCATCGGTAATATGTAAGTGATGTAAGTCTGTAAACTTTTCAAAATCTTCTGTAATCATTTCTTCAACATCTTTGACTGATTTAAAACCTCTAAAAAATTTAATATCCTTTTCTATTCTTCTAGCTACAGGGCCGTTTCTAGCGTAAGTTTGTTCAATCCTTTTAGGAAAATCAAAAACACTTGGCTCTTCAATCATTATTGTCATAAGTTTTTTGTATGATTTTTTCCAACACCAAGTACAATTACCAAAATGCTCTGGTATTTCTAAATCAAAAGTTTGTTCTTGCCACCAATCTAATACATCTTGTTTGTCTATATTCAAATCAACTAATGGATATATCATATTGTTTTTGTTTTCACGATTAGCTCTCTTGGATTCATCTGCTCTAATACCTATTGCTAATACATAATCTTTTTTTGTTAAACCTAAACTTTTAATATAACTAAGTATTGGGTAATTTTTTAATTCTCTAGTGCAGTGTGGAGATCCAGAAAAAGGTATGCCGTGTTTTTTTATAATCTCTTCAAAAGGTTCTCCTTTTCTTGAAGCAGTTTTATAATCTACAATAGTGTGCCTAGTTCCAACACCTCTTTCGTGAGTAATTTTTGCCTCTAACCATACTGTATTAAAATTAAAATGTGTATCACAGTTATGTATAAAATCTAAAGTTTTGTCGTGCTCTTGACCTGTGTTTGCAAAAGTTACAACTACATCTTTCCATTCATTTTTATGCTCAAGTATTTTTTTAGTTAGATAACCAGATGTTCTACCTCCACTAAAAGAAGTAATTAAAGTTTTGTTTTTATCAAAGTATTTACTTAATTGATTTTCTCCAGAATCAAAAAAAGTAGCTTGTTTATATCTTTTATTCTTCACTCCAAGGCCTCTTCATTTCATTGTCTGCTAAGTAATACCATGTGTTCTTACCTGGAACATTGTGACTCTTGACTCTCTCGCCTAGATACTTTTGCACATAGCTGACTGCATAACGAGCAGCCCTTTCGCCTGATGCTAGTTCGTTTTCTTTGAGTGCTTGTCTTGCAACAAGTTCTAGTTCTTGTCTTGTATAAAACTTTTGTTTGCTCATAGCTGATGCTACCACTCTTGCAATCTCTACTTCATCTGGACTGTCTTGTGCATCTACCACCTTAAAGTATCCTCTTTCAAAATCAAAGTATGCTAAGTGCTGATCAGGTTCTCTTGCATTACGAGCTTCATAGAATAAAGTTATGTTTGGTTTCTTACCTGATAGCTTGACACCCGAATCCATCCAACCTGCAAAGGCACTACCACCCCTAGCTGACATGAACGACAGATCATCTGCTCTTTCTTTTCCTGTGTGATGAGCAATGATGACTGCTACTTTATATAGTTCAATAAGTTTATCTATCCTTGATAGCATCTCATGTATCTCGGAGTTAGAGTTTTCTTCTCCACTAAAAAAGTTAATGATAGGATCAATCATAACCAAGTCAGGCTTATGATATTCAATACTCTCTGCGATAGCATCTATGTCGCTATCCCTCATCAAGTTCTTTCTTAATCTGCCTGATGCTATAAGGTTTGACTTGCCTATGTTGTATAGTTCTGGATCATGATGGAAAGGTTGGTAATACATTTCTATTCTTTTCTTTAAGAACTCATGAATGATCTCTGCCTGTAGCCACATAACTTTGAGTGGTCTTGAAAAAGACCTACCCATAAACTCTGTGCCTGTCGTAGCTGCTGCCGCGAAAGCTCCCAACCAATGCGACTTACCTATCTTTGGTTTACCAAGCAACAATACTCTTGACTGTTCAAATACAAAAGCATCTCCCCAATACTGCTCAATCCTGTCTGAATCCATAGCATCCCAGAAAGGATCATTGAAAGGCCTAAGTCCTAGTGGATCACTGTCAACTACATTTTCTTTCTTTGCTTTATCAATAGGATCTTCTTGATCCATAATTTCTTTTAAGTCATCTGTTAGTTGTATCTGCCACTGACTTGTATTCCATTTTTGTATACCACTCTCATCACTAGGATTTCTTTTTAGGTGTCCTGTGCATATACTTTGTGTCGTGTTTAAGACTTCTTGAACACTCATAGGTGGAGTATTGGTTTGATTCCAATCTAATGCTTTGATAACAACTTCTCTCATACCCCAACCCTCTAGTATCCATTTGCCTACTAGCCTGGCGAGAGTATCATTACGCATTCCTGTTTGAACACCATCTGTTGTTAGTGGTGTCTTGCTTTCTGTGTTGATCTTACCTGTGTTGTTATAGTCATAGATAACATTCATGTCTTGACTTGTTAATGTTGGTAAGTCATCAAGCGAATCTAATACAGCTCCATCAACTACTTCAAACTTATAATTGAAAGAAGGGCTGACCATAACATAGCCACCCTCTCCTCTTATATCTAGTTTACCTGTGGTGTTTCTAATCTTTAGATCATCATTGATTGCATAGAAATAATGATAGCCACCTCTAGGTGTTTTTTGTTTTAATATTGTTCTTGTTATTTCTCCTGACTCACAAAACTCACAGGCTTCTTGTGTGTCAGCATCAAGCACCACAAATGTTATGCCTGTGATAGCAGCCCAATTACATTCTGGGTATTGTAGATACCATTGCTTTACTTCATTAAGTGTAGGTTGTTTCTTTGTGTAGTCAGCCCACTTAACTCTTGGTGTCTTTGACCAACGCTTTTGTAAAACAATATCATCTTCAAAGGGATGCCTGCTTTTAAAGTATTCTGGTATGACATCAGTAGTAGATCCACATGGTATTAAGTGAAAGAAGTTCTCATGATATGAGATAAGCATATCTTTGCGTTCATCATTCTGTATATCTTGACCAACAGAGTTAGGTTTTATTTCTATTGGCATTCGTCCACTGATCCATAAATGTTTTCCCAACCTAAAGCATGGCCTGTCATCTTAATTAATTTCTTGGCTTGATTAACTGAGGGTTGTCTATTGCCATATCTCCAGGACTTAATAGTATCAACTGATACTCCAAGATCTTTAGCAAGATTGTCTTCACCTCGTTTTTTTATATAGTCTTTAAGTTCCATAGTTCTCCTAAAATAGAAAGGTATAGGATAATTTATTCTAGGGGGGGTTAGAGAAGTTTAAAAATATAAACATTAACCTATACCTAAGACAATATTAAATGACTATATACAATAAGTAAAGTTTTTTTTTTACAAAACTATTGACAATGTATTTGATAGGAGTAATATAAATATTGTATTTATTAAATGGAGCAACTAATGAAAGACTATTCAAAGCTTACTCTACCACAACTTTTGGTAGAGAAGAAAAAGAATCTAGCAAAACAATCAGAGCTTAAAGAACAAAGTTCACTGCTTGACTTTGCTATTACTGCACACCCTGATGTTCATGGACAAGTCAATCGACTTTCTAATACAGGAGGATCTACTAGAGTTCAACTTAACGGTATCATACCGAAAGACTTACGAGTGCAATATAAAGTTACTAGATCATGGGATCAAAACTTTTTATCACAGGTAAAACATGACATACCTGAAAACTTATTTCCTTTTAAAACTAAATACGTTGAAGACTCTGCACTATCTAAAATGATAGAGCAAAATCATCCTGACGTATTTGATAAGTTTCAAGAGGGTTTACAAACCAAGATCAATGAAAGACCTTATGTTGCTTTTGTTGATCCATTAAAGGGGACAGTATAATGACAGTACATTACAGTGCAGTCTTGATGCAAATTAAAGATACCATTAAAAGAGAAGTAGCACCTGGACTACACTCTGCTTGGGTAAATAAAATATTAACTATAATAGATGATGTAGAAATAGTTGCAGATGAAATGACTTCTCAAGGTTTTATATCTATGAATGATTCGGAGGTTGAAAACAATGAGTCTATTAAATGAAGTTACCACAGGAATACAAATACCTGCAATTAAAATAAACATATCAGGAACTGATGGCATAGGTAAGACTACCTTTGCCAGTCAAGCACCTAAGCCTATATTTATTAAAACAGAATCTGGTACTAACTATGTTGACACATCATCCTTTCCATTATGTGAAAGCTATGATGACATAGTTAATCAGATCAGAACTTTGCATGATGAAAAGCATGATTACAAAACCGTAGTCTTTGATACAACAGATTGGGCTGAGAAATTAGTACAGCAAAAAGTTTGTATGAATCACTCAATTAAATCTATTGAATCACTTGGTTATGGTAAAGGCTTTACAGAGTCTGCTGAATTATTTGGCAGAGTTTTACGCATGTTTGATGCACTACAGAAAAAGAAAATGCACGTCATTTTACTTTCACATGTAGGCATAAGAACTTTTAATGATCCAGAGCGAGAGCCCTATGATCGTTGGGAAATGTCCACACACAAAAAAATATCAGCAATGATACGTGAGTGGGTAGACTTTAACTTGTTTGCAAACTACGAGGTATCAACTCGTACCAGTGGACAAGGTTTTAAGGAGACAACTAGAGCTGTGTCATACGGCAAGCGTAAGTTGTTTCACAAATACACCGCAGCATTTGATGCTAAGAGTCGAGTTGATCTTGGGGTAGCACCTTTGGATCTTGATTGGACAGCTTTCATGACTGCATTTAAGCAATCTTTAAAATCTAAACAAGGAGAAAACAATGTCTGATTTTGAAATTAACTTGACTAATGTCGAGGAGAGTGGATCGTTTGATCTAATGCCAGTCGGAGACTACGAGTTCGTAGCATCAGGTTGGGAAAATAAAACAAGCAACAAAGGAGATAAGTATTTATCAGTTACCTTTGATGTTACCGGGCCTTCACACGCTGGTCGTAAGATATGGGAAACCTTTATGCTCGAAGGAGCAGGGTTGAATGTGTCTGTTGCCAGGTTGCGAGATTGGAGAAGATCTATGGGGATGGATCCTGATGTCGAAGCCTTTGGTATAGAACAACTTGAAGGCATGTTAAACGTACCCTTGTCTGCCAAAGTCAATATAGAAGTTGGCAAAGATAAAGGGGACGGAACGAAGTGGGATGACAAAAATAGGATTGCAAAGTTTATTGCAAATACTTCTAATAAAGTGTCAGCTCCTTCGCCTAGTTCTAATACAGAATCTTCATCTAATAATGATGATTTTGATTGGGACAAATAATTTATTTACAGGAGAGAGTAAATAAATAAATCGAGTGAGTAGTCTTATCTACGAAGGCTACTCCTCGCACCTAAGGGTAGTATAACCCTAAACTAATTTTTGGAGAAATTATGAATATAGATAAGAGAGAGGCTAAGGCCTTGATAAAATCAATGACATCTTTATTAAACTCTTTAGATCAAAACTTTGATAGTTTACCTACTGATCTAAACGACAAAGTAAAAGAAGCTAAAATGTTATTGTTGAATGTAGATATGAGAACATATCCACAAAGAAAAATTTATAGAATACTTGGATTGAATTGAAACTACGCTACTACCAAAGAGATGCAATAGATTCTCTGCATAAATGGTTTAACAATAAACCAGCAGAGGAACACCCTTTAATTGCGTTACCTACAGCAGCAGGTAAGACTATTATCTTTTCACATTTTATTAAAGAGATACTAGCCAAAGATCCTAACGCTAGGTTTCTTGTCCTGGCACACAGAAAAGAATTGGTAGAGCAAGCAGAAACAAAACTTAAAATGGTATGGCCTGATGCACCAGTAGGAGTATTGGTTGCAGGTATGAAACGTTTTGAGATAGATTCACAAATACTTATAGCCAGTCGTGATACTTTAGCATCTCCTAAAAGATTAGATGCTGTAGGTAGCTTTGACTACATGATCATAGATGAAGCACACAATGTACCACCAAGCTCACACACTAGGTACAAAAAAATTATAACCACTTTGTCTGATAGAAAGCCTATGCGTGTTATGGGTTGTACTGCAACGCCTTATCGTATGGGGCAAGGTTATATCTATGGCAATCGTAAAGATCATTTCTTTAAAGGACTAGCCTATTCAATATCAATACCCGAACTGATCCGTAATGGTTTCTTATCCAGGCTATCTGCCTATGCTGTAAATGAAGGTGCCATTATTGATGCAGGTGCTGTCGCATTAAAGTTTAAGAACGGAGACTTCAAAGAGAGTGAGCTAGAAAAAGTAGCTATGGTAGATGATACGATCTTACAAGTTATAAACGATTGGATTGACAACGCCTACACTAAAGGAAGAACAGCTACAGTATTCTTTTGTGTATCAGTGCTACACGCAGAGAAGATGACTCAATGCCTAAAGAACTATGGAATCATGGCTGAATGTGTAACAGGAGAGACACCAAAAGAAAAACGAGAGGACATACTAGAAAGATTTAACAACGGATTGATCCATGCTATATGTAATGTAGGTGTACTGACTGAAGGTTGGGATGCTCCAAGAGCTGATTGTGTGGCCTTGCTTAGACCAACACAAAGCGTTGGCTTGTTTGTGCAAATGTGTGGCAGAGGTATGAGACTGCATGATGATAAAGAAAACTGTTTGCTATTAGACTACGGAGAGAATGTAGCTAGGCATGGCTGTCTTGATGAAGTGCAACCAGATCGTACAGCACCAGGTAAATACCATCCTAAGATATGTGCTAACTGTAGTGCTATCAATTTGCCTTCTGCTAAAAAATGTATTGAGTGTGGTCAAGAGTTTGAGGGATCTAAAAAGTTTGAAGAACTGCAAACTAAAAAAGAAAAAGAAGTTGCTAAGAGAACTAAAGCAGAAAGGCAAGCTGTCTTATCTGATGAGAGAGAGAAAGCCAAGCCAAGATACAAACCTGTTACTGACATCTATGCAACTGTAACTAAGTCCATGAATGGCAGTGAGTATTGTCAAGTGATCTTTACAGTTAAGGATGAGTTCTTTCCAAAGAAGATGCCGTTAATGTTTGGACATCCTAAAGCACACCACATGGCTGTTCGTAGATGGAAGAAGATAGCAGAGAAGTGGGGTGCTCCTGAGCAACCATGGATGGCTGCTGAATTAATTAATAGTGGTGCCTTTGAAAATATATCAGAGATTGTTCTACAAAAGCAGGGCAAGTATGAGAATGTTATAGGGATCAAAACAAAACAAAATAAGGAGATAATGTTGTGACAATTAATCATTTACTTGATGAAGTAGAAACAAATGCTGAGAGACGCCAAAGATTTTATTTAGGCATCAGTGGTATCGGTAATCCAAATCAAAGGCTCCTTTGGATGCGATACCGCTGGCTTATGCCTGATGAATGGGAGCCAAGAGTTCTTAGGTTACTAGACTTAGGTAACGTAGTGGAAGATCACTTGATCGAAAAGCTACGCAAGATACCAGGTGCAACTATATATGATGTGCAAAAGGACGGCAGACAGTTTGAAACCAAAGCATTAGGTGGACATGTAAAGGGACACATAGACGGTGTAGCTAAGAACTTACCTGGACTAAAACCAAACAAGCCATACCTACTAGAGTTTAAGACAGCTAACGACAATCGTTTTAACAAGTTAGAAAAACTAGGTAGCTATTGTAATTGGTCAGAGGAGTATGATGCACAGATCCATTTGTATATGGGATTGTTTAAATTAGATCACTGCATAGCTATTGTATATAACAAAAACAACTCTGCTTTATATACAGAAGTTATCGACTTTGATTACTTAAAGTTTGAAATGTTTATGGACAAAGCTGAAAACATATTAAAGACTAAGACACCACCAGATAACAACATACCTGTAACTGATTACAGAATACGTAACTATATGTCAAAGAAACAACAAGCCGCATATCTTGGCAGATCTTTGCCTGAGAAATTACATTGTAGGTCTTGTCGTTTTTCTAATCCAGACATTGAAACAGGCGAGTGGGTTTGTTCTCAAGACAATAGAGTGATAAGCAAAGAAAGACAAACCACAGGTTGTGCAAACCACAACTACATACCTGAACTAATACCAGCCAAAGTATTACAGGTTGATGATACCTTTGTGATCTACGAGAAAGATGACTTTAGGTTTGTCAATGTAGCTAAAGGTAAACAATCTACAGGAGATAACTTTTATTCTAGTGAGGAGCTAATAGAGATTGTCAACAGCAACTTTCCAAAAGAACTGATCGTTCAGTGTGAGAATGTTAAAAAACTTTTGAATGGAAAAATATCTAGTATAAGACCTTGGGTTGAAACAGGTGTACCTTTCTAGGCTTTGGCTTTACTTATAACCATAATCTCAACATCAGGATATAAAGCCTCAACAAGTTTCTTTTTTAATCTAAACATAGGAGTCTGCATACCTTTAGTATCTTCTATGATCTCATCGCCATTGATGTTCTTGTATTTAAAGTCAGCCTTGTAAAGACATACCTTCTTGTCATTGACTACACATGGGAAAGGTGGGTGTACTTCTATGTCAGAGATTAGGCCTTGATCTTCTAGTTCTTTAAGATGATTGTATCTAGCTGCCTCTAGTTTGCTATCGAAAGTGTAACCGTCTTGTCTTACTTTCTTTGCTCCATACTTGTTATACAAGTTAGGTGCCTCCTAATAGCTTATCTATTTCTTCTTCTCTTAATACTTGCGATGCTCTATTGTTGTATTGACCTGGAGGTGTAAGTTTTGGAGATTGAAATTGTCCTTGCAATGGTTGTCCTAATAAATCAAATTGAGCTTTTCCTAAATCTCCCAATGGAACAGGTTGTGCTTCTTTAATATCTGATCCTTGTAAAGCAAAGTTAAGAACATCTTGATTAATTTCACTAGGTTTAAATATACCTAACATAACCAAGTCTCTGTTTGCAACTTTTGCAATTTTTAATTGTTCGCTTATTTCATAGTCATTTAAACCTAAAGTTCTTGCGTCTTCTATAGCTGTGTAAAGAGTTCTTAATGAGTTATATCTATCTTCGTTAGTATTAATGTAACCTTTAAGAAAGCTCTCTGCATCTCTTTTGTTGTTTGATCTAAGTAATCTATTAAATTCATTAGTTGTTTCTCTAATAGCTCGTTTAGATTCTGCTGCTTTATAATATAAAGATCTTTCAAGTTGTGGCTTGATAACTTTTATTCCTGAAAAAGCCTGTACCATAGTTTCTGCTACATCTATTTCTTTTCCTTTAGGGCTAATTAAATCTCTTTCTCCTGTGAATACTGCGGCTGCAGCAGTTACAAAATCTTTAGGTACTATTTGTGTTCCTTCTGCATCAGTTTGAACTGTAAAAGGAAGGGAGGTAGGAGCTATAGAATTAAAAACATGTATCATTGATTTTTCAATTTGATCTCCTAGTAAATCCGATTCGTTATAAATAATTTTTCCTGTTGATGTTTTGCCAGACTTAGCTTCAAGCACAGCGTTAGCACCTATGCTAAAAGATAAAAATGGTTCTGCCATTTCGCCTATCATGTCAATACTAGAGTTAAGTGTTGTTTTTACTAAGTTAGCCTCATTTCTTTCTCCATCAGCGTAAGCGTTAAATAAAGCTTGCACTGGTCTTTGTAAGTAATCATAAGGATTTGTATAACTATAATTAATAAATCCTGTTATGTTACCTTGTGCATCAGTGCTGGTTGGAATTAGTGTTGCATTTTTTTCCCATGGTGCAGCAAATGATCTTTTATAAGCATTTAATTGTTCTTCATCTGAACCTGTTAATGCTAAACCAGCTTTAGTTAAACCTACTGGCAATCCAACAGTTGTTGTTAGTGCACCAGTTAGTCTTCTCATTCCTATTTTTTGAAATTCAACATTGCTACTAGCTAATTCTTTTATGGATCTTGATAAAGTGTTTGAGGTATTTCTTACTATTTCAGCAGGGAAAGCTGTAAAGTTACCTAAAAAAGGTAAAAATTTTAATCTTTTTACTATCTCAGGTATTCTTGAATAAGTAGGAGTTACATTTAAAGCTATGTCAGCACTTTCACTTTTTACAATTTTATCTAAAAGCTCGTCTCCCTTTTTCATTTCTCCTGACTTTACTCTTTTTTTATTAAGATCATCTATTGTTTTTTTAAGTTCTTTAGTTTGAATAACAGGCCCATCTGCTCCACCATTTTTTATTAACTTTGAAATTTCAGGGTCAAGAAAACTTTTAGTTGAAGATATTGGAATAACTGAATTGCTAGATGAATCAAGTATAGCATTAGCATATTTAAACTGTTCTCCATTCCAATTTATCATTCTAGCTGCGTTGTCTGAACCTGTGTAGGCTCTTTCAACAGGTTTTAATAAATTTCTTAAAGTTTGAAAATAACCTTTTGATTTTACTTGTTTTAAAAGAGAAAGATCATTTGTAGCATACTCTCCTAATTCTGCTATTTCTTGTAGTTGAGTTCCTCTACCAACTACAACTCCATAATCTTTTCCTTCTTTAATTTCTTTTTGATATTTTGTTTTTTGTCTTGGATCAAAAACCCCAGCAAACATTTTTCTAAAAGCATCTACAAATCTTCCAGAAGGCCCAAGGTTGCCATTCATTGAAGATAAAGCAACAACACTTGTATTGTTTCTTATATGAGCACCTATTGATAATAAAGTCTTGTTGTACTGACCCACTGTTTTTAAAGCTAACAAACCTTTATAAGTTTGCATTAAAAGGTTATCACTATCTTTTAAAAAAGAAGAAGTTGCACCTGTAACAGCATCGTAAAAAACCTCTGGTGCATAAGTATTTTTTAAAGCACCTTGGTTACTATCAAATCTTCTGTATTTAACTCCATCTATTTCTAAAGTTTCTACAAGTTTATTGTCAGTATCACGAACATTAATTTTTTGATTGTCTAAATCTTTTATTGTTTTTAAAAATGGTGTTGTGCCTCTTGCTTTAGCATTTTGATTTAATAAATATAAATCATCATAAACTTTTACATCCGCAGATAAACTAGCTATTTTAGACATGGTCGCTGTAGCTGCAAAACTTTCATCTTGCAAAGCTTTTTTCCAATCAGACCCTTTCTTATATGTAATTGGAGTTATCTCACCTAAAGCTTCTCTAATTTCTGGTAGTTTTTTTAATTTTTTTCCTTTTAAAGAACCACCTTTTATGTTGTTTAAAAAAAACTCTGGAGTTTCATAACTGTTTTTAGAAAACTCAGGATCACTTAACTTGTCAAAAATTTGTTTTGCTTTTGATGTTCCAAGTTTATCAGTAGGAGATATATCTAGTATTTCTTTTATTTTATTAATAGCTCTGTTATAAACTTCTTTAGATGGTTCAAAGTTTGAGTCTATTAATTTTCTATAAAGAGTAGTTCCATACATTCCTCTATTTTCTATTAAAACTTTTTTAAAATTCTTGTCTAATGTTAATCCTGCGATAGTCGTTTTGTCAGCAATAATATCAGATAAAAGTTTTTGTTCTTGAGCAAATAAACCTTTGTTATTTTTAAGTATATTAGATATGTAATTTTCAGAAGATATATTTAAAGCGTCATAATCTATTTTATTACCCTGTCCTTCAAAACTTTTTATTTTTTTAAGTGCATCGTCTTGAAATCTTTTCATTATTTGTGTTTTCTTTTTTCCTTTAACATTTGGATACTGTCTTTCTACAGCTAACAAAGGAGCTCTATAAGTTGATATAGCTTTTACCAATTCTAAAGAATCTTTTTGATTTAATAACCCACGACCTTTTACAGCAGTCGTTAGTGTTCTTGTTATTTTATCCATGTTATCAGCTATTTCTAATGATTGATTAGATGCGTATGCTTTTTGTGTTTGATATACGTCTGATATTGCTTTATTGTTTTTTGCAGTTTGTTCAAAAATACCACCTGCTCTAAAGTTTTTTCTAAGATAATCAAACAAGTTTTTATCTGCTTTAGTTGCAGATGCTAGTGCTTCATTAGGATTAATTTTTTTAGCCAAGGTGCTAATGTATGGTGCGGCTAAATCTAATCCAACACCTGCGGTTTTAATTGTACCTCCTACAACTTTAGGAACAGCATAAACAACTGAGGCTGTTTCAGCAAAAACTTGCATTCTTTCTTTTAATCTTGCTGCCGCTGCTTCTCTACCCTCAAGGTTTTTAATTCTCTCTTCATCACTTTCTTTGTCAAAAATTATATCTACAAAAGTATCAACATCGTCTGTAGCAACAGCAGCGTCTACAGCACCTATTGCTGCTAGTTGTTTAAACTTGCTTAATTTAGATAAAGCACCTGCCGTGCCCAAACCTGGAATACCAAACTGAGCAATCATTTGTGCTGTTTTACCAGCAGTTCCTTCAACCTCAGGTTTAATACCTTGAAAAAAATCATTTACATTATCAGTAACTTCTGTGTTAAATAAAAGATCAATCCCTGTGGTGGGTATGGTGATAAGACCTTGTGGTATAGATACTATACCAGCACCTATTCCTCTGCCTATGTCTCCTGCTAAAGTACCAGAGGAACCAGTGTTTCTTTTTTTTATAAATCTTTGTTTTGCTTCCTCTATATCGTTAGCATCGTTACTATCTACAAAGATTTCTGTGCCATCGTTTAGTTTTACTAGAGGCATAATTAATTTGCTTTAGGTACAACTCTTCTTCCAATTTCTGTTGGATCGTTATTTGTTTCTCTCATTATTCCTAATAGACCGAAAGCGGTTAAATCAACTGTAGGATTTTCTCTATCTACTAAAAGAGCATCTTTTTTAAGACCATATTCTTTTTTTATAGATTGTAAAATAGCACCTGCAACAGTGAGGTCGTCTGTAGTAATTCCAGTTGATTTAGTTTTTATTCTTTGTAATTTAGCAATATCTTCATCACTCATTGATAATAATTTTTCTTGATCTGTTATTGCTTCTTCTTGCCTAACACCTTCTTCTAACGCAGCTTCACCAAAAGCTACGAATGGATTTACAGGCACAGGCCCAGCAACAGGTTTCATCATTGCTAAGAATCCTGCCATCATTTGTTTTGCAAACTCAGGATCTTTACCTACCTTTTCCATGTAACTAGATGGGAAAGCTTTTACATAGTCAAAAAATACAGGTGTTGCTCTGCCATTATCAGCAGCTATGGTCATAGTTTTTTGTCTAAGTATATCTCCTAGTCTATCTGAGGTTTCTACTTCTGTTGATTCTTCAGGAGTAACAGTGCTTTCAGCTTTTGTTTCTTCATCATCACCAAACAAAGCCTTGCCTCCATAATACAAACCTGTACCATAGAGAGGAAGACTAATACCTGCCCTAAGTAATCCTTTTTTAAGACTGCCTTGCCCAAGAACTTTTAAAGCTCCTGCTGTTATGTCTTTACCATAAGTTACTGGAACAGAAAGTTCTCTTGGTATATTGCTTGTTTTTTTTGGAGGTCTTCCTCTTGGTTTAGGTTTAGGTTTTGGTTTAAATTTTTTAATTAAATTTTTTAATGCTTCTATTCCCCTTTTTTTTGCCTTTCTTGCCATAATTATTGCTCCAATGTATAGCCTTCAGGCACTTCGTTTTTAAACCACTTATAACCATTTGAATCTGGATCATAGTAATAATAAGCTCCAGAACCATCTGGATCAAGATAAGCCATGTTAGGATTTTTCATGTAAGCATCAGCTTCATCAAAAGCTTCTATAACTGCGTCTGTTCCTGCATAACCAAAGAGAGCTGATGGTATGCCTTTTCTAACTAATGGACTACCCACACCTGTTTCTAATTTGCTAGCTTTCTTTATATTTTTTGCTACTCTTCTAGCTTTAAGAGCTTTATTAGCTGCTCCACCTAAAGGCCCTGCTGCATATAATGGTAGTGTTAAATAATCCATTGGGTCTGTAGGATCAAAAATATAATCTGTAAGCTTTTCATAAGCACCCATGGGATCCATTATTATATTTTTTGAACCGGGTGCAGTCAGAGGATTAAATTGTATAGCTGTTTTAATTTTTTTAAATGTAGGATTTTCTAAAAGCTCTTGATAAGAATTTTTTTTTTCTTTTTCTAAATTAACATCACCGCCTTCTTGAAGCTTAACTATGCCTCCGTCTTTTCTACCCATTAGTTTGTTATACTCTTGATCTGCTATATCTCTAGCTTCTGCTTTTATACGATCTTCTATTGGATTAGACATGTATTCTTCACTGTTAAAAAGTTTTCTAAATTCTCTTGGTATTGTTGCAAGAGCAGCTATACCTGCTGAAGCACCAAACTCTTTCATAGGTAATCCATCAGACTCTTCAAATGCTTTACCCCCAGGATAAAACCCTACTCTTTCTTGGTATTTTGAAAGCAAAGGCATATCTCTTGCAACTTTACCTCTATTATATCGTTGTAAGAAATCATATTCTTCTTCTGTTATTTTGCTATAGTCTGGAGATCTTCTATTTTTAAAAGTGTCATAGTCACTAAGATATAACTTAGTAAAAATGTTTTCTAATATTTGAGATTCTTTTTCAGATAAATCAGTTACACTTAATGGCCCACCATCTTGCATTCTTATGGGCTCTAGCCCAGACATTATTCCTTGCATTACATTACCTTGCTATAATCAACAGCGTAGTAACCGTCTTTAACTACGACTGCATCTGGTTTAACTTCTAATACTTCTTGAGCTAACACACCTTCTGTTGGCTCTGCTTCAACTCCTATGGCCTTACCTTTATCATTCCAATCCCATGTGTACCAACCGATACCTGGCTCAAGCTCACCTATCTTTGTAATGTTTTCTTTTAAATCAGCATCAGATGGTTTCATAGCTCCAATTCCAGTCATAATAGTTCCAGCCGCACCAACTGCTTGTCCTAGTGCTGTTGGTTGTTGATAGACACCACGTTGATAAGCACTTGATCCAGTACCACCAGAGATTCCTCCCATTGGTGATCCAGCAAGTAATGCTTGACCTTGTTGTAGTCTTTGCATTGGTTCAGCAGCAAGTTGTTGTGCTGCACCAAATTGTCTTGATAGTGCGGCTTGTTGTGTAGCTTGTCCTTGTGCTCCAAGTTGATTCAACATATTGATCTGACTTCCTAACATACCTTGTCCTTGTTGTCCTAAACCTGCAATGCCTTGACCTAAGGCTGCTTGTTGTCCACCTAAAGCTGCTTGTTGACTACCTAATCCTGATTGTAAGTTTGCAAGTCCAGCTTGTCTGCCTTGTTGTGCCTCAAATGATTGTCTTGCAGCGTCTTGTGCTCTGCCAAAACCTTGACTTCTAAGAGCACCTACAGCTTCAGCTGCACCCCTGCCTGTTTGTCTTGCTAATTCTTGTTGTGTAATTCTACCTCTTGATCCACCAAATGCACCTGATGATACAGCTCTATCTCTTAAACCTATGTCTTGTTGTGCTGATTGTCTGTTTATGTCTTCTAGTGTTTGTTGTACTACTTGATCTTCGTATGGATCATAAAATCTTGACGCACTGCTAGGATCGTACATTTGAGTTGCACCCATACCGCTTTGTTCTGCTCTTTGTAATGTACCTAAACCACCTGATACAGTTCCAGCACCTTCTTCTACCATACCTCTAGCTTGATCTATATAAGGTGCGAATTGACCTAAGCCTTGTGAAGCTTGTCTTGCTTGTATTTGTAATGGTGTAAGGCCTGCTGTTTGCTCTATAGGTATATCTCTAGGCCTTGATATTAAACCCTCATATTCACCAGGCGAGCCAAAGTAAGAACCAAGTATTCTTCTTGAATAGTCTTCAATATAAGGAGATACAAAAGAATAACCAGTTTGGGGAGTGGTTATAATGTCCGCTTCTGGTGTTTGTTTTGTTTTACTAAGACACATATTTCATTTAATTCCTATAATACATACCACCTATTTGGTGAAAGCCTTTTTTGTCAAATAACTTTTTAGCTCGTTCAACTCCTTGTAAGTTAAACACGCCCATTATTAAAGGCTTTTCTAGCTTATTAGCATAATCTATAACTGCATCTATTAAAAGATGTGAAGGCGATGTTTGATCTTTTAGGTTTCTGTATTCAGGTAAAACAAAAAACCATCCATCTCCTACATACTCTTCTGCTGACCACCAATGCTTATCAGGTGCGACAGCTATACTTCCTACAATTTTATCGCCATCATTTACATTATACACAATACCTTCAAACATAAAATGATTTATGTGAGCCGAAGCTCTTGACCAATCTATTTCAGGAGACTTATCTCCTGATAAAGAATGCTCTGTCCAAAAACTTTCAGATAAGAACTTTGCAATTTTTTTACCATGATCAGCGTTAGGAACTATAGTTTCTAGCTTCAGATTCATGTTAATTTTTTAGCAAATTCCTCTCCAAGTTTTTGCATTTCGTACATTTCTCTAGCACCTAGCAGTCTTTGTTCATACTCATCGCTAGGATCTGCACCAGCTTGTATTCCTATACCTCTTACAGCAGCGGCATTAACAACAAACTCACCATCACTTAACATAGCTGGTATCTTGTCGCCACGCTCTCCACCTGGGCCTGTAATTAATTCATCTCTATCTACAAAAGTTCCATCTTTAGCATATAGTTGACTTGCAATTTTTCTTGGCTGTAGATCATCAATAAAAGTTGCTTCTTTAGGAGGTGCTACTAATGGTGAAAAAGGTGTGCCTTTCATCTGTGAATAAAGTTTTGATACTTCGCTAGGATAAAATTTGTAAACAGCAGGGTTTTCTGATCTTGCGTCTATAGTTACATCTGCACCTGGAGTAGTACCTCTATAAGCATTACCTCCCATAGCACCAGAAGCACCGTAGCCTCTTGCCAATCTCATAGCCTCTTGTTCTTCTTCTGTTAGCTGTGGATTTGTACCCCCACCTAAAACATTATTTATATAATCTTTTATATTAAAATCATCAGCTATAAAATCTCTTTCGTATAAACTACCCAAACCACCTGGCATACCGCCTCTTCTAAAACCTTGTGGCATTAATGTTTCAGGGTCTGGTCTTCTTATTTTAGGAATGATTGCATCTATTCCTGCAACTTTACTTGGCCCTACTAAAGGAGAAAATTCAAATGCACTTCCTGCCATTGAAAGTATTTCTCCTAATTCTTCTAATTTATTTTGTTTATCTAAATCTTCTTGAGCATCATCAACAGCCTCGTCAACACCAGGCATGCCACCCATAAAATAACCAGGTACATCATAACCAAATTTATCTTCTACTAAAGCAGGGTTTTCCTTTGCTAGTGCTTGTATGCCTTTATTACCTTCTGATATTTTCTTCATAATTATTTTAAGTATACCATTTTTCTATATTCCATCCTTCGTAAGACGTGGTAATGTTAATTGATATATTTCCATTTGTTTTTACAGAAATAGATCCTAGTGATGCAGCCATCTCGAAGCCTTGTGGATTCTTCGGAGTGTGTAACTGTATCCATTGATTGCCAGTATAAACCTGTAAAACATCAATAGATGTATTCCATATTACATCACCTGCGTTAAAACCTAAAGTAGAAATTTGAGAATCATTAAACTGTGGAGTGGAGTTAGGATCGAATGTTCCTAAGTTTAATTCAAGGATTCTTATTAATCTATTGAATACATCAGCATTAACATCGCCATTTGCCTGCGGTAATCTACTTGCAAGAAGCTTGGCCATTATCTTCTGCCATCAGTTCTAACATCAATTCTGTTTGCACCTAATCTCCACCTAAAACCAGTCCTTGCTGCTGAATTTGCGTCATCATCTGATTGTATTCTAAGCACAAGTTGTCTACCTCTGGCACGTGTAAAGGTTTGTTGAGTGGTGCTTGTAATGTTATTAGTTGAGTTGGTTGTTAAGCTATCACCAGGAAAGTTACGAGTTTTTAATACAAAGTTGATCTGTCCATCTGTAGGAGTTGTACCAAAAAATTTAACATCTGGAATAATTCTGCTTACAAACCCTAGTTGGTTGCCATCTTCTATATCTATATCACCTGATTCTATAAAAACATTATCCATAGGTGATCCATCATCATCATCAGTGCTTTCATGAATGTATAAATATCCATTTCCACTACTATCTTTACCTGTAGCTCTAGGTTTTTCAAATACGCCATCATCTATCCATGCTGTTCTTGATAAATTACCTATACTCCATGCACCTTCTAAATAGTTATAAGTAACATATCTATCTATCTCATCAGACGAAGAAGAACAATAGAACCAACCAACTTCATTAAACTCTCTATTAGTAAAAGCTAATGTTTTAAATGATTGTGTGTTGTTAATATCATCTAATACATAGTTTAATACGCTACATACTAACCTTTTAACTGATCCTGAATAGACATAGAAACCATCTCTAGCCATCCAATAGACGCCATCTGGTGCGTTGATCATACCGTTAGGAGATATAAGGCCTACATTTTCGTTGACTAAATTTAATCCAAAGGTAAATGGAGCACCAATAAATTGCATGCTGTATAAAGAAGTATCAGTCCATATTAATATTTCTTGTCTTGATCTTAGCCCACCAACTATCTGCGATCCAGATGACAGTCTTAGTGATCCTGCTGTATTGGTAGCTGTTGGCTCCCAATTTGTAACACTTTCTTGATCTGAAAATGCTATTAGCAAAGGATCTATAGAACCAGACCTAGAGCTACCACTAATAGGATCAGCACCTAAAACAATAACATGTCTATCAATATCACTTACTATAGTTTGTAAACCTTTTGTGGGTGTAAGGTTTGCACCACTTAAACTACTAATAGCTACAGCTCTACTACTTGTGCCACCAGACTCATCCCAATAATAAATACCACCGCCTCTAGGGTTAAAGATAAGATCTTCTCCAAAAGCATCATGTGACCAAAGCCTTAGCTGACCTGTTTCTGATATAGCACTAGAAGAACCCCAAGTTCCTGCACCCCACGTGCCTGCACCCCAACCTGTTGATGGCACATATACATCTAGTCCTACGTTTATTTGATAAGCTGCATCAGCTCCTGAGCCACCGTTACCGCTATCACTTGAATTTGCTGTAGCTGTTGCTGTAAATGTAAATGTATCTGCACTTGGTACAGCAGTTATTTGATATTCTTGATTAAGCACAGCAGCAGTTATGTTGCCACCTAAAGATACTGCACCACTAATAGTTACAAAATCGTTTACTACAGCCCCGTGTGCATCATCAGTTGCAGTTATAGTAGTGCTTCCATCAGTAGCGGCAAAAACAATACCATTAGTAGTCGTAGCTCTAATAGGTGTTACATCAAAGTAATCTGCTCCAGCATTAACATAATATTTAAAAGTTGTTCCTAATCCTAGATACTTTGTATAGTCTAAGTCTACCCATGCTAATAGTGCTCTACCTGTTCCTAAGTAAGAATTGGTAACTGCTTTTTCCCAGCCACCTATTTTTTCTGGTAATCCTTTTCTAAACCTAACTAAATTACCATCAGACCAACCACCTTTGTCCATAAGATCAGTCATCTCTTTGTTGATGCCTGGTGTGAATTGTAATTTACTTAAGGGCATTCCTAGACCTCATGCCATTCTTTGCCTTCAAACAATAAGGCTTCTGCTTCTCTCCTTCTTATTAAACCCTGTTTTACTTGACCACCTGCTTTATTCCATCTTTTTATTTGTGATGGCACACCTTCATAATCTTTAGAATTTAACACTTTAAGAAGTGTAGATGCTTGTAAATTAGATGGGCCAAGATTAAATACCCAAGAAACCATAGCATCAAATTGATTTTGTTTTAGATCAGCGTTTACCATATCATTAATATACCCTTCGTATTCATCCATTTCATGTAACAATAAACTATCAGCTTCTTCTTGTGTAATAGTATCTCCTTCTTTAACACCTTTAATTGAACCATATCCTATTGTTAAAACATTAGCTGCACAACGATAAGCTTCAAGCTCACACCCTTCAAATTTTTTAATTAAAGATAATCCTTCTTGTGATATTTTCATCTTATTCTTCCTTTTTAGTTGTAGTAACTTTTCTATAATACACAACAACGTCTTTAAGTTCACTAATATACCTTTTAATTTCCTGCATATTATAAGCCATGACTTCGTAATCAGGTATCGTCATAGCAAGAAAAACAAGCTCTCCTTCTTGTTCTTCTATCATCGCTAGTTGTTCTTCCCAGTTTTCAGGAGTAACAACAATCCACATAGGTTCTTGTAGATCTATCTCTCTAGGCATAACAGGTTGTACTATTTTCCTATCTAAAGGTTTAGCTGTAACTTCTATTTGTTTAGTCGGAATCAGACTGCAACTGCAAGCCATCATCAAGATCATCAACGACAACGCTGATTTCTTCGATGTTCTCCATAATATGTTTTGTTCCATTATTTATTTTCCTTTGCATCTCTATTGGATCTGCTAGTATTTTTGCAGATAATTCATAGTTTTGTATAAACTGTGTATATCTGTTTAGTTCTCTTTGTGCTGCTTGACTTTTAATAGTAAGCTCATTCATTTGTGTAGTTTGTAATTCAAAATCATTCTGTAAACTTTCTATCGCTTCCTCTTGTGTAGCTATAGCACCCTCTAAGGCAACGTTGTTAGCTTTTAAGGTTACGTTTTCGTTATATAACCAATAGCCACCAAGTCCTAATACCATAATAATTCCTATTAAAACTTGTTGCATTATTCGTCTTCCTCAATAATATAATTAAGTCCTGTAGAACTTCTATATTCAATTAATTTTTTATCAAGCGTTCTAAATTTAAGATGCTTTTCTTTTTGGGTAAGTATTTTTTTTGACATATAACTTTTATCGTCAGTATCTCCATACTCTCTATTAAAAGATACTGTTATTTTATAGCGTGTTTGAAATAGACTTAATAGCCAATAAAAAAAATTTTTTAATTTTTGTTTCACTAAACAAATCGGGACAAAACTAATGAAACTAAAATAAATGGATAGACTGCCCATATCATATTTTCTAGTTTATCAAATCGTTTTGCACCATCTTCTAATCTTTTTTCTATATTGGTATATCTAATAGAACATTCTTTCTCATGTGTTTCTATTTTGTTTAAAGCTTCTTTTGATGATGTCATATAATTGTATAAATATTTATAGATTTTTCTTTACCTTTAACTTTAATGCTTTTAAGTTTTTTTAGAGCAATTTCATTATTAAAACTAGGTGCATGAATAGTATCATAACCTATAACAATATCTTCTCCAACTTCCTTAGTAGAGCTTTCAAGTCTAGCAGCAAGGTTTACAGCATCTCCTATAGCTGTGTAATCAAACCTTGTATCACTACCCATATTACCTACAACAGCATATCCAGAATTAACACCTACTCCTATTTCTACATCAATATTAGCCATTTTTATTTTATCTTGTATTTCTTTTGCACATGAAACTGCAGCGGTTTCATGATCTGGTAAATCTATAGGTGCATTAAATATAGCCATCATAGCGTCACCTATGTATTTATCTACCATACCATCATAAAAATTTACTGTCTCTGCTTGTATTGTAAGAACTTGGTTCATTATTTTTGTTACTTCTTCTGGCTCTAGTTTTTCAGACATAGCAGTAAAGCCACGTACGTCAGTAAAGAGGAACGTGCAATACCTACGCTCACCACCTAACACTAAAGAACTAGGATCATCCTGTAATTTTTTAACTTGGCGTGGATCAAGGTAATGTTCAAACTGTTTTTTGATCTGTTGACGTAGTTTATATTGTTGTCTAAACCTTAAATAGAAAGCTATAGATCCTGAAATAAACTCTGATATAAGTGTCCAAGATACATCTACTAATAAACCTTTACTTATAAGGTAATACCCTAAACTACCAGTAGTAACCATTAACATGGTTGCAACAGTAATACCCCAAGTTATTCCCAAATAATGAAGTGCAAACCAAACCAAACTAACAAATACAATAAGCATCATTAGTTCAGCAGCTAACGACCAATCAGGTATATAAGGACTATTTTGTATTAAGATTGATTCTGCTAGTGCTGCCTGTATTTTATGTGGCTCTAGTAAACCTACAGGTGTTGCTATCTGTGGCATAACGCCATTCGCAGTAACACCTACAAAAACAAACTTACCTGCTACTTCCATTTCTTTTAGATCAGTTTGTGGTGTATTAACCCAGCTAATCCACTTACGGCCATAGCTGTCTGTTTTAACGGGTGGTATTCCTCTTATTGATATTTCTGATATACCATTATCATTAGTTTTTATAATATATGTTTTAACATCAAATAAAGATTTATATATTTGTGTGCCAAAACTAGGAATCCAATCATCATTAGAGGTTTTTACTAAAAGAGGTATTCTTCTTACAAGCTGATCTACATCAGTGGGAGCAATAGCCAAACCTTGTAAGGTGTTATTGGATAATAGAGGTAGATTTGACTTTACTCCCGAACTAAGTATACCACCATTATCATTACCTATGACAACTGTTCCAGGCGATGCAGGAAAATTTCCTTTACCATCTTCAAACATAGCTATAACTGACGGTGCATACCCAAGTGCTTCTGCAAACATTTCATCTCCACCCATACGATCAGCTTGTGGAAAGCTTATAACCCAACCTACACCTATAGCACCCTCATTAAGTAAATCTATTTGTATTTGTGCAAGTCTTTGTCTTGGTAGTGGATAACCACCTTCTCGTTCTACATCTTCTTCAGTTATGTTAAGTATTACAAAGTTTCCTGATTCTTGTGGTGTCTGTATAAATGAATCAAATACTTTAAGCTTAAGTATTTCTGTTGGCGTGGTTTGAAAAAATAATGGTAAAGATAGTATTATAACTACAGGTAATAATAGTCTCTTCAATTAATCACTTTGAGTGATAGTAATAACACTGTCGCTCCCTCCATTAACTTTAATTATATTAGAAATACCATCTTGGATCAAGATTACTGTATAAGCATTACTACCGTCTAAATCTACCCGGACGCTTTCATTTACCTTTCTTCTAAGACTAACTACGTTACCTGTTATTAAAGTTGTTATTTGTGTTTCAACATCTTTACCTAAAGAAGTACCACTAATTTGAGTGCTAGTCGCTTGTGCTAATTGATCTTCATCCTCGCTTACAGCTAAAGCATCTAATACATTTAACAAGTCTTCAAGATAATTTACATCAAGATAGTTAATATCTAATTCTGTAAATTCTAAATCATCATCTAAAAAATCTTCTGCAAGATAATCTATATCAAGATCATTAAAATCTAATACGCTATCTGTTTGTGTGCTTGTAGTTTCTTCTTCAATTACAGCTTCTTCTTTAGGTGGCGTAACAATTAACATATTGTCAATTAAATCAAGCGTTAAATCTAAGATAACAGGTTTAGTAGGAGCAGACTCAAATACACTTACTGTAGTAGCTTCATAAGGTTTATTAAGCAAAACCGTACCCATAGCTGTAACTACTTCTATTTCGCCACTAGAAAGCCCTAGAGCGTCAGGTAGCAATATAATAAGGCTACGCCCTAGTTCATCAACTGTAGCTGTAAAATCAGTGCCACGTATGGCTATATTAGCCGTAGGTGTTCTGAGTGTAATGTTTTGTTTATCTATACGGTTTAGATTACCTGTAATAAACCTAGCTGTGCCAAGTCCAAAGGTAAGTGCCATCTTTGCTTTTGACGGATCAGGATCATAGATGTATTCATCTATAAGAAGCTGTGAGTGTTCGGTTAGTTTAACTGTAGATTGATCAAGAAATGTAATAGCCATACGGCCATCTTTAGTTATTGCTTCATCATTACTTTGAATAGCAAACTTTAAGTCTGCTTCGTAAGGTTTGTCTCTTACTATTTGTGCTGAACCGTTTAGTTCAGATATATCGCCAATATCAACAGCTTGTGCTTGTACCTTGGTCGTTTTGAATGACACAAACAGTAGAAGAAGCGTTGCCACCGATTGATATAATTTTAAGCCAGTCATTATCTTGGGTACTCAGTTGTTGGATATTAAATGTTCTTTGTCCGCCTGTATGATCTAACCAAAAATATCCACCTGCTGAAGCATTAACACCTGTACCTGTATAAGTAACTGTATTGTCCGAACCATCTATGTCCATATAGTTTGTAGCACCATCAATATTTATGTTTGATGTTACAGTGTTGTTTGATCCTTGTATGATCCAATCGAGATTAAGAGATGCTGCTATTGCAGTCGTACCTTGGTTAAGGGTAAACGTATTACTACTACCTGTAACAGCTACATTTTGATCAGAGCCATCTGAACTGTAAGTATTAGTTGGATCTACTTGAATAGTAAAAGAATTTGTACCGCCAGTAAAATTATACAGTCCTGTAAAGTTGTCAGCGTTTATATCACCTAAGAATTTATTAGTAGCACCAATCATATTAATATCAAGTGTCATACTATTACCATCTAAATCTAAGGGAGTCATATTGCTTGCTCCTGCTGTAGCGTTTAAACCACCTATGATATTAGATATACCTAGTTGTTCTAGGTCTATATTTGCACCAGTACCAGACTGATCTACATATATTTCGTTGTCAGCCGCGTATGTTGTCAATGCACTCAGCATCACAACCAGGCTCATCAATTTTAGTTTCTTCATCATTTAATTCTACTCCTTGGTTATCATTTTGTAAAATCCAAAAACCACGATCATAACCAGTGTTTATGATTTCTAGCACACCTCCTTCTATAGCTTTCATTAAAGCTATGGTTGATGACTCGTTTCTAGCATTACCTAGTTCTATCTCCACTAGCTCTGTATTTGCTTCTATAAACCTAAATACATCTTCTGATTTACCGTAACTAAATATGGTTTTACGGCTTAAAACTTCTAACAATACCTCTCCTGTAGCAACAGATACCATACGCATACTTACCGTTATGTTGTCTTCTCTGTACTGTACGCTATTGCCTATACCTAGATACCTAGCACCTATACCACCAGATTCAAGGTTGGCTTCATAAGATATAACAGCTCCTTCAATTAATATACCTGCAAACAATAACGGCCTTAGTGCTTTCTTTTTTTCATCTTCTGAAGCAGTCTGTTCTCTAGCACTACGAATTAACTGTCTTTCCTTTGTAAGATTATCTAGTCCTA